TCAATCATTTACTTCAATTTCTCCCAAAAATTCAATATCTTCAATACAATCAACAGTAACTTTATGGGTATCAATACGATACCAGTGTTTATCAATACCCAAAGTATCTGGATAAAAACCAAGATACTCCAAATCATTAGATTTATTTTCACGCAACCATGCCTGAAGACGATGGTGCATAAGTTCATCTCTACCAATCATTTAAACTTACACTCCACCATAATTTCAGTTAAAGCAGCAAGAAGGTTTATTTCTTGGTCAGCAACAAATACTGACTGATACTGATACTTTGCAACAATAAGCACAGCAGCAGCAATGGAAGGTCCATCCAGACACTCATAACAAGCATCGTAAACACGACGCAAAAGAACTCCAGAATCATTGTCTAAGTTACCAACAACCCACTTACGAACTTCTGGGAAATTCCTTTCTTTGAGACTCTTAATCAAGTCATCAGTTTTTACCTCCAAGAACGAAGAAAGAATACCTGTATCAATTTCTCCACCCACCGAGTACCTTTGGCATTCATTGAGGACTCTCCTCCAGTCTGGGAAGTGTTTGTTGATGAGTTCTACAAGGACTCTTGTATCGAACTTAATGTTTTCCAGTTCAAGGATTTGCTGGAGTCTTTTGAAGAATCCTGCTGCGATTGCTGGTTTTTGTTTTGATGTGATTGAAAACTCAACGACCGCACACCTTGAATGAAGAGGTTCAATGATTTTGTTCTTATAGTTGCAGGTGAAGATGAATCTGCAGTTGCCACTAAACTCCTCAGTAAACGCCCGTAGGAGGAGTTGAACATCATTGGTTGTGTTATCTGCCTCATCAATGATGATGACTTTGTGTTTAGCAGTTGCCGTAAGCGATACGGTCGAAGCAAAGTTTTTCGCATTGTTTCGGACAGTATCGAGGAATCTACCTTCGTCAGATCCATTGATGACATATACATCTACTCCAAGTTCATTACACAGTGCCTTAGCAACTGTTGTCTTACCACATCCAGCAGGACCAGCAAGAAGTAGGTTTGGCACTTCACCCTTATTTAGAAAGTCTCTAAATGTTTTCTTAATATTCTCGGGGAGAATACAATCTTCAATTGTTTTGGGTCTATACTTTTCAACCCAAAGAAATTCATCACGACTCATAATTTAAAAGCAAAATTTTTGTAGATAATCATTAACCAATTCTGGTTTATCTTCCAACCAATATGCCTCAAGTTCATAGACTTGATGCTGTTTTGTTATATTAGAAGACCGCATAACATCATTCAGTTTCCAAGAGTCCAACTGGATATTCTTAATTCCAATTGGACCCCCTTTGCAAGAATGAATTACGTGGACTGCCTCGTGATAGACAGTTTCATTGACATAGTGTTTTACTGGACTAATTGTATTTTTAATATTATTAGTGCAGATTACAAAATCTGGTCTAGTTAAAGTACCAAATAATTCTTTATTTCTACAGATTGGAGCATTTTCCCTAACAATATAATTTTTAGAAATAATTTTATTAAGTATTTGATTCCCAATCGGTGTAAGATAAAGAAGAAAGTCCATTATGAAAAAGTAGAATCAGGTTCAAGGGCAATATAATAATTAAGATTATATTTGGGATTTGTAAACTTAGACAGGAGTTTTTTGGAAACTACAACGTCATAAGAACCAGGAATAATCTTAATGTTTTCAACTTTAAAGTTGAAAGTAAATTCACTATCAGTTTCACCAACAACAATAGAGAACTCGTTAGAAGTGTCGTTCTTTTTATCACGAACAACTAGTTTTACTACACCTGCTTCACCAACAGCAGAAAGATCGGGAAGTTGATAAACAGCAGATGCTTTAATCAGTTTATCGAGTTGAGAGTGCTCCAGTTGGAAGCATACATCTTCTGTTGGGAGAGTCAACTCCTTATCTGGAGGAGTCACAATTACTTCTGGGTCAGCAAAGAAGTACTTTACCCTACGTTTACCCTCTCGAATAATCAAGTGAGTATCATTTGAAAAATCAAGGTCTGGATCTTGGTGCAAACTCAAACCATTTAGAAATTGGTTCAAATCATAAATTGCAAAGTCCTTAGGAAAAGTTTCCTTAACATCTGCTTCAGCAAGAATATTCTTCATCACACTAATTGTGCGAAGTTTAGAACCTTCTTTTACCAAAATAGACTGGTTAATTGAAGCAAAGTTTTTAAGGGTGGTAATAGTCTCAGGAGAAAGTTTCATATAAGGTCTCGGTTTCACTTGTTTTCAATAAGGTTTAGATGATTAATCAAGAGCATCGTATAGTGCAGAACTTTAAACAGGTCCTGACGTGGAGTACCCTTGGTATCATATCGGTCAATATATTTTGTCACATTTCCAGCACAGAATCCTTCACGACGATTGTGCTTAATTTTATCTAATGTTTGCTCTTTTCCACCACCAGTCCTATCTACATAATGTTGACTATAGGTGCCTTTAAGATATTCCTCAAGTTGCTTTAGAATTTTATCTTCGTTGTATTTCCAAAATCCATTTTTATTTTCATCAGTATTCATATTAAATGTAATTGTATCAGGAGAATAGTGTGGATTTCCAGTAAGGCTAATTCCGTCATTATGCCAAAACTCTTGGTCTGGGAGGGTGTCATCACCATAACTCAAATTCAAAAAGTTTTCTTCCACTTCAACATCATTACTAAAGGTCCGTTTTAAGTATACCAGGTTTTCCAGAACAGTCAAGAAGAAATTTTGCTGAATCCCTTAACTTTCTCGAACTTAATTACGTCATCAAACGCATCCATCATTTCGTCCGTCTTATGAGAGATTACAAATACATTTGTATCTTTTAACATATATCTGATTATTTTACTAAAGTAATCAATTCCATTTCCATCCAAAGAACTATCAAATACCTCATCAAGAATAAGCAGATTTGTATTTGCTGAATTCTTCATTCTTGCAATTTCCCTCCAAGTAAAAAGAATTGCAAGATTTATCCGCATCTTTTCACCTTCAGAAAAAGATTCATAAGTAAAATCTTCGTGAATTGGTGACTTTAAGTTTTCTTTAAATTCTTCATCAAAAGAAAAATTAATATAAAAGTCCATCAAATTCAAATATTTGTTGATTTGAGTATTCATCAATGGAAGATATTTTTTAATAACCTTTGATTTTATTCCACCATCTTTTAGCATTGAACCTACAAATTCAAAATAAGAAACATCTTCTTTATGCTTACATTTTGAATTACCAATTTCTTTTAGTTCATCTTGAAGTTTTTTTAACTTATTCCTCTCAGTATTTGTGTTTTTAATTCCATCGGCAATCTCTTGAATTTCACATTCAAGTTCTTTTGATTGCTTATTAAATTGAGAGATTTTAATGTTGTTACTAGAAATTTCATTGTTTATGCTATTAATTTGCTTTGCAATTTTTGCAAATTCAGACTCTCTAAGTTCTTCGTTTTCTATAAGAGTCTTAATTTCTTTATAACCAACTTCAATTTCTTTTACTTTATCTTGAAATTCACCAAGTTTATTTAACCTAAATTCCTCGTCAATTTTTTGAGTACAAGTAGGGCATACCGTATTATTATCAAAAAATTGATGTTGCTCTTTGATTGTAGATGCCTTCTGAGATAGTTTACCTTTCAAAGAAGAGAGTTGTTTTAATTTCTTTGTTGGGTCTCCAAGTTCTTTAGTTTGTTTCTGCAAATCAGCAGATATTAGATTCTTTTTATCACTTTCTTCAATTAATAAATTAATATTATTTTGAAGTTCTTCAATCTTTGCATTCTTTATTTTTATATTTTTCTCTCCATTTTTTTCTATATTTTCAATAAACTCTTTTTGCATCTCAATTTTTTCTTCCGTCATAACCTCCTTAATGGACTCTTCTTTGAATTTCTCATTAAGTCTTTTAATCTTTTCTTTGACAACAGAATTCATTGAAGAAAATATTTTAATGTCCAGCAAATCTTCAACAATCTCTCTACGATTTGCAGCAGAAAGTTGCATAAAAGGTATATATGAAGCACTACCCAAAATCACAATTTGAGTAAATGACTTGTAGTTCAGTTTTAATACAAAACTTTCCAACCATTCTTGTTGGTCATTTGCTGATGCTTCCTGGTCCAATAAAGAACCATTCTTATAAATTTCAAAGATGTTTGGTTTTATCCCCCTTACAATTTTCCACTTGTTTGTTCCAATGGAAAATTCAATTTCAACCAAACAATCTTTCTCATTAGTAGAGTTTACTAATTGACTTTTTGTAATTTTTCTGAATGCTTTATTAAATAACCCAAAACATAAAGCATCTAGCAATGTGGATTTTCCACTACCATTTGAACCAACTACTAGTGTTGTGGGATTCTTATTAAAATTTATCTCCGTAAACTGATTTCCTGTTGATAAAAAATTACGAAATCTTATTTTCTCGAATAGAATCATTATTTCTTGGGGGTATCACAAATTCATCTGGTGGTATTATAACATAACTATACCCATAAGCATCACAAGTTTTAACTGCTAACTCTGGGTCAACTTCAACTACTGACATTGGAGGATAATCTTCTGCCTCTAGAAGTCCTGCATATCTTTCCGCATCATCTTCATCCAGGAAAAAATACAATGATTTTTCTCCATCATCATCTGGGACCGCATATGCCCCCTCATCTTCTTTCCCTTTTATAGAAAGTATATACATTACTCTAGTTCTAGTGCTTGTTTATATACTTCTCCAACAATTGATTTGACTTTATTTTTATCAAACTCAAAGTCAGAGTCTTCAATATATTTATTAAGAATGGTCATTGTGTCCTCAATCTCTGTATCAGAGTATTCAACAAGTGTATCGTCAATATCCATCATATCAACGACTTTGACCTCTAATGGATTAAAGTTAGTTATAAAATTTAAATATTTGTCAAATGCTTTTTGATTATTATTTTTTCTAATTATTATTTTTACTATTTTATCAGTAAAGTTAATGTCTTCAATTTCTGAGACTGAACCATCTTCATAATATACTTTTTCAAATATATTAAAAGGATTTTTGCAAAAATTTATTTTATATGTTTCCGTATCAAATATATTGAATCCTCTATCATCTCCATAATCGTTCCAGAACATTTGATACGGGTTTCCTAGGTAAAATACCTTTCCATCGTCACTGCGGGTGTGGTAATGCCCAGAATAGACTCTATCAAACTTATCAAAGATTGTTTTATCCATTCCTCCTTTTTGAACCTGTCCAGGAAAAACAGAAAACCCATTTAGTTCTAAATGACCAAATATAACTTTTGCTTCTGTATCTTTAAGCAAATTAAAAACTTCTTCCTGGTTTTCATTGCATATCCAAGGAAGCAGCAAAGTATTTAATCCGTCAAATGAAACTTCTAGAGGAGACGAAACTGGAATAACATTTTCATATTGATTCAAAAGCAAATCAATTGAATTAATCCTATTTGTATTTTTATAATAAACGTCGTGATTCCCAACGATGTTATAAACAGTTATTCCAAGTTCTTGAAACTTATCATAAACATTTTCTTTTGCCCATTCCAAAGCCCAATAGTCAATGCCTTTTCTATTATCAAAGGCATCCCCCATATGAATAACGATATTTATTTTTTCTTTTTTTAACTTCGGAAAAAAAATCTCATTATAAAATTTCGCAAAATATTCATGAAAGTTTTTATTTGCTTTTTTAAAATTATAATGAGTATCAGTAATGATACCTAATTTCATTGATATGATTTCATTTGAATATTATCTTTGATTGTATTGTAGTCAGAAGAACTAAATCCGTCACCATCAACGGAAAATACTTCATCATATCCACTACGTTCAATAATTTTTTCTTTAATCTCCATTTGTTTCTTCTCTTTATGGATTCTACGAAGAAATGCATAATAAACAATTTGAGTAAAGTATGCAAATGGATTGGTTCTTTCTGTATCAAAATTATTAATATAATTCACACAGTTTTCCACACCATCACTAATCATATCTTCCCTAAACATATAATTTACAAAATTGGGACGATATGATAAATGAGTAGCAATTTTCAAAAAGCAATCTCCAAGATAATTTGAAATCATTGGTGGTGCTAATCCTTTGGATTTGGCATTATCAACTTTTATCTTATGTTGAACCAATGCTTCATGAAAATCTTTATTATTAACGTAATGGGGGTTCTTGGTTGCTTTACTATTCATTTATTTTTATGTACTAGTGCCTTTGTTTTAATGTAGACATATTAGCATAAAAAAGAACAATTTGACAAGTCGGTATCATTTGAGTAAAATAACTCTGTCAGGGTTGATAACCATATGAGGCTTAATTATCTTCTGATTTATAAAGTTTCTCTAGAGAGACTCTTGCTTCACTAATTGATGATATGTATCCCATATTGGGAGATACATTCTTTTTATTCTGTTTTTTATTTTTATTCTTTATAAATTTTTCATAGATTGAAATTATATGTTTATCTTTAACTTCTGAAATAGTTATTACTTTTTCCATGTTAAGTAAAAATGTAGTTTCATCAGTAAATTTAATCCAAGGATTTATTTTATATCCTTCAACAGAATATTTTTGAATCGTTATTGTTTCAATTATAACAGGATCATCAAGTATTAAAATAGTTCTATCTTCCTCATCGCAAGAACATACTTTAGAAAATATTTCTTCGGAGGAGATTAATTTAATTATTGCATAGAATTCATCAGACATTGGTTTTAAAATTGATTTTAATTATTTCATAGTTAAAATCTTCTTCATTATAAATTTTAACTCTTTCAATTAAATGATTGAGAGTATAATTTTTTTTAGAGTTATAAGTAATGTCATCTGCAATATCATAAAGAATTGCTTGTGTTTTGTTATTTCCTTTTCTTAAAACTCTTCCAATTGATTGAAGATTTCTGACTCTTGATTTACTGGGTGAAGCAAAGATAACATTATGCAAATTTCTAATGTTAATTCCGGTAGAAAATGTTCCGTAAGATGCAACAATAATTGCATTATTTTCTCTTTCAGTAATTTCTCTAACAAGTTCTCTTTCTTCAGTATTAACTCCACCATGAACAAAAAATATTTTTCTTTCTTTTGTTGCTGAATTATTTATAAGTTCATATAAAGGCAGACCATGACTTTCAACTCTATTGAATAATACTAAACTATTCCCCTTTAGATCTAAAACTAAATTTTTAATAAAATTATTTCGTTTATCGTGAGATATTAAATACTGAATTTCTTCTTCATACTCATTAAACTTATGAGGGTCGTGTGCCAATAACAAAATTTTTATTTGTAATTTAGATAAATGTCCTTTTTCTATTAACTCTTTTGTTTGAGTTACTTTATATGATGGACCAAAAAGACCTTCCAAAACCCATTTATGTGTCTGTGATCCATCTAAAGTACCAGTAAATCCAAATCTATACTTAGCATTATCACACTTAGTCATTATGCTAACTAATGATTTTGATTTAAATAAATGTGCTTCGTCTCCAATAATTACGTTAAAATCATTAAAAAAACCTCTAGGCAAATTATAAATTGATTGCCAGGTTGTTATTACTACACTCTTTTTAGTATTTTTTTCTTTTCCGGAATAAATCTTGTGACAATGATGTTCTGCATTCCAACCATAATCTTCAAAATCTTTATACATCTGCTCAACTAGAGATGTTGTTGGAACAACCAAAAGAATTTTATTATCCTTTTCAGTAAAGTATCTAACAACGGAGTAAATCATTAGGGATTTACCAGATGCTGTTGGGGAGATTAAAAGCTTTCTATTATATTTTAATGCATCATAAACTGCGTCTATTTGATACTCTCTTGGTTTATGTTTAGAAATGCGAGACATATAATCTTTGACACCCTCATAAGAAATCATTTCATTTTCTTCTAATGGGGTTCCATAAAATTTATTATCTCTAAATTCTACTGAATATTCATATCTTTTTGCCCAAGCAACTATTTTGTCTAGCAGTCCAACATAAATTTCTCCAGTATGAGTACTATATAATCTAATTTTGCCATCCCAATACTTACTTCTGTATTGTGGCATAAATTTTGCACCAGGAACATCAAAAGTAAAATACTCAGAAAGTTCTTGATGTATATGTGGTTCTGTCTCTACTTTTAAGTAGACCTCATTTTTTTTCTGTATAATTATATTATCCATAACCAGCAGTAAATCTCATATATTCGATTGCATTTTTAATTTGGTAAGTTCTGTTTAAAATAGTTTTTAAGATACTTTCCAAATAACTAAGCATAACTTGATAATATTCTATTTTTGAACTTGATTTCAAAATATCTTCGTCTGCATCAAGATATTTTTCCAAATCTGGTTTTAATACTTTATGATCAAATGGGTTTTCTTTATATACATCTGGATCTGATTTGCCAGAAAAATATAACCATTTTTCTTTTTTTAAAACCTTAAATTTATTTTCCTCTATTTTTTTCAATAGAAGAATATTGTTGTATATTTTATAGTATTTTGAGTGTAATGCTGGAATTTTTATAGATTCTTCGTGTAAATTATCTGAATCTATCTTTGAGTCTTCTTCCCATAATCTTTGAATTTCATCAATATCCATAAATCAATATTTTATAATTTCATAAATTGTATATTTAAAAACTACTTCTGCCTCTATGTAGTTTAATGCAGTTTCTTTGGCACTAAACTCTATAGAAGTTAATGATGTTGGGAACATACCCTTAAATACTACAGAAGCGGTTGGTTGATAATTACTGTTGTATATGATTAATGATCCATCAGACTGCCCGCTAATTGCTGTCTGTTTACCTGGAAAATATTCATCGTTATCCAATAGTTCTTGATATTCTTCAACTGATTCTGGATAACCAAATCCCCTTAACCAATTGTGAATTGTCAAGTAATTTTCCATATCTTCGTCAATCATAAAACGAAGAGTGAAATCACTATATGATAACTTATCTCCAGGTATTGGTATGTCTTTCAAATATGTTGGTTGAATTGCCACACCCAAATTTATGCCAGGAATTGAAGCAGAATTTGAGAAAAAATCTACCTTCGGTTCTTTAGATAAATTAAATTTAAACCCAACTGGTGACAAAAAATTTCTATTTGAAATTTGTCTTTGTAATGGAGATGCTTGATCCATACCCAAGATATCAATTTATATTAATATTTATTTGCATAAAAAAAGAGGGTCCGAAGACCCCCTTAATTTCCTTAGTGATGAATCACATTAGGTTGTCAACACGTACTCTTCTGTAGTAACGGTTGCTGTTTGCCTCAAGACGGCCAAGACCAGCATTAGTACCTTCAGCAAATGGGTTTGCAACGATACCATAACGAGTCTTAAATCCGATTTTTGGCTGGAAGCTGTTCTCACCAACTGCACGTACCATCTGGAGAGGTACATAAGGGCAGTAGAAGAGACCTGCATCATAAGGTGAAGAACCCTTATAACCAACAACGTAGTACTGGTTAGCACTGTTGTTTGCTGCATATGGGTCAATATAAACCTTGTAACGACCATTGAGAACACCTGCGAAGGTGTTGCCAGTGTCATCAACGTTGAGGTTTGCATTGAGTGCAGGGGTGTAGTCAAGAAGTCCTGCGTGGGTGAGTGCTGAAGCAACGTCTGCGGAGCAGAGAATCATGTTGCCCTTTCCTCTACGAGTTCTTTGTGCAATCTGGTTTGCATCACGCTCGATTTGGAAGATAAGACCCTTGAACTTCTCAACTGACCAACGACCGTTGGAGTCAACATCAAGGTCAAATACACCTGAAGTTGCGGTATTGAGGCTTGCACCCTGCTCAGCAATCTTGTAGATGGTTCTGATAACTTCACGGTTGATTTCAGCAAGAATCTCAGTTGAGAGAATATTTGCTAACTCAGCCTCAGCATTTAGACCATGGATTGCCTTGAGGTCTTGTGCAAGCTCTAGTGAGTACTCAGCCTTGAGTGCTCTGGACTTTGCAGTAACGGTGACTTTCTCAATTGAGAATGCCATCTCGTTGAATGCTGATGAACCAGATCCATCAAGTGCTTCTGACTCAGAGGTGCTCATACCCTGACCTACATTGTAGGTTCCAAGTGGGGATCCAGTTGGGTTAAGAAGACCTGGGTTTGAACCTGTTTGTGTAGTAGAACCGAATCCAGCACCTGAATTGGTCATACCAGCAGTATTGCCATAACCAGCATTCTGACCAGAGAATGCGGTATCTGCTTCGTTGAATAGTGCTTCTGCACCGTTCTGATCGACATACTTCGAACGCATTGCGAAGATAAGACCAGTTGGTGCATTCATTGGTTGAACACCTGCGAGGTCATATGCGACCAAGTTAGGCATTGAACGACGAATGAGTGAAATTAGAACTGGGTCGAAACCTGCAACAGGTGACGATGCACCACCACTGAAACCAGCAGCACCAGTGCCTGATGGGTCAGTATTTACGGTTGGAGTTTCATAGAGGAACTCACGCTCTTCACGGAGTGCTCTCTCTTGGTTTTCTAGCAGGACGGCAGTAACTGCTCTACGGTGGGAATCTCTGATTTCACCTAGACCATTATAGTCTAGGAGTGGTGCCCACTTCTCCTGCAGATGCTCTGCATTGAACATTTGCATTTTGGTTTACCTCTTTATGGAAATTGTAAGTTTGATTTTGTTATGATATAAAAATCACTTTTTGGAAACTCTCTCAAGTGCCTGAAGATAAGCACCCATTGTTCCAGTAACTGGTTGTGAGTAATCGGTCTCTTCAGCCATATAATCTTGAGTGCTTCTCTGAGTAACTACATTAGATGGGAAATAAGATTCCCTCAATGCGACTAGTTTCTCACGATAGTCTTCTTCACTACCAAACTCAACATTTTCTGCAAGAGAAGCAAGCTTGTCTTTCTGTGAAAGTGCAAGTCCTTCAGAAACTTCCGCAAAAATTACGTCAGTTACTGATTCTGCTAGTCTCTTATTTAGAGCAACATTTCTTTCGATTTGCTCGTTGAGTTTTGTCTCCATTTCATCAAGTTTATCTACCATGCTCTCAAGCACATCATATCTATCTTCAGGGATTGTTACATAATGTTCTTCAAAAAGACCCTTCATTCCTTCAAGGAATGATTCGGTCATATCAGTCTTGATTCCTTGCTCAACTACAAGTGCATTCTCTTGAATCCACTCGTCAGCAACATACTCTAGGTAGGAATCAATTCTGTCAGTTAATTCTTCTTTAATTGCTTCGACTTCTTCAAAAAGTCTCTGCTCATAATGATGTGAAATTGCTTCTTCGATTTGCTGAGTTCTAGCATTCAAAGCAGCCTCAAAGACAGTCTTTGCTCTGTCTCTGAAATCTTCGGAAAGATCTTCACCAGATAGAAGAGCATTTACATCCTCTTCAATCTCATTTTCAATAGCAATGAATGCTTCCTTCATTGCCTTCTCTTTTTCGTCCTCATCTTCTTCCTCTTCATCTTCTTCCTCTTCATCTTCTTCATCATCTTCTTCTTTGGAAGATTTCTTAGCAGCTTCTTCTAGCTCTTCTTCACCTTCTTCGAGTTCATACTCGTCTTCTAAGAGTTCTTCGTCCTCATCAACATCGGAGTCCTCTTTCATTGACTTCATAGGATCTGCGGATTTAGCACCTTTGTTAACTACATCTCTAACTTGTGCTAAAGTTGCTCCTGGAGTCTTCAGCTTTGCTGAGTCATCAGTAGACTTGTAGTTTTCTGGAGTAGGACCACCAAGGTCTTCCCAGCTGCCAGTTTGACCAGCAACTGCACCGGGTGCAAGTTTGTGCATTGGTTCTGCTGCAGAAGCATTTGCATTCACAGCAGTTTTAGATTGTTTAGTGCCTGTTTCCATTTCTTGTAAATTTTTACCACGGGACATTTGAACTCTCCGATTTTACTTATATCGTGATTCTATATTTATTTATAAATTAAAGATTTGATAAAAATTCATTGAACAGATTTAATTTCTGCTCATCAAGTGCTTTTTGGTCAACTAATGTATTTATTCTCTTATAAGTCTTCTGTGCTAGTTGCTCTCTGAGAATTCCTCCGTCCCACACCCACTCTTTTCCTTCCATAATTCCAGAAACAAAAGCATCAGGAGCAGATGGATC